TATTGGAAAGAGATTAGGGTTTTAGGTAAATCAAAAAGAAATTCTAAATTATTTGATTATTTTAAAGAATCAGACGCTATTTACAAATATCACTTTTTCGAAAAACTATCTATTAGCTGTAAAAAACAAAAGTTAAAATATATTGTAATCAATAAAGAGCTAAAAACAAAGAAGTTAAGCGTGAAGAATAGTCATGAAACCATCATTCAGGCAATATCTTTATTAGAATCTGTATGCGTGATTATTATTCTGATGTTTACAGGCATGAGAGCAAGTGAATTGGTCATGATGAATCGTTTCCCAAGGATAGAAAGAGACGAACAATTAAACTTAAAAAGAATGATATACAAAACATAATATATAAAATGTTGGGAAAGCATATTAATGCTTACTACGATAAATTAGAAAGAGATATTGAATTCCTTCTTCGTAATGTTATTGACAAGCCGATTAAAGGTAAGATAACGAAAGGAAAACTTAGATGGAGAGGAATAAATACAATTGTATATAATTACATGAACGAACCTATCGGAATTAAACAAAGAGGTAAATTAATATTATTTATAGATAAAGAAAAATAGTCTATGGAACAGAAAAATGATAAAGGATATTTCGTTGTGGATATGGGGATATATCCACGTAAAATGTATATCGTAAAGGGTAGAAACAGTGGCAAGGTAATAACCGATAACTTCAAGGGAAGAAATGATTTGGAAATAAACACTGCCGACTGTTCGCAAGATAAATGTGATGTTTGGGATGTCGTTGAAAAGGAATCGCTTGACAAAGGTTTCTTGATATGGTTAAGGCTTCCGCCAACAATAGAAGATTACGCTCACGAGGCTGTGCACGTTGCATTTGGTACCTTCACCGACATATCGGCAGAAGTGGATGCTGACAATCAAGAGCCTTTTGCATATCTCGTTGGATGGATAACTAAGCAACTGCATGATGCTTATAACTACAAAGAAACTAAGAACAAATAGGTATGGGTTCATTTGTATGCAAACAGCCCAATGGCAAATATTGCAGATTTTCGACTGTTGTAGATACGGTTACTGACTATGATATGACGGAAGAAGATTATGTAGAATTATGCAAGGAAAAGGCAGAGGAAGAGGCATGGGATGTCCTTAAAAACCATCTTAAACCTTTTAGCATGGTAAAGCAGTATTTTTCTCCTACCAATGACACCGTATCTAATTTCAATTCATATTTAAAGAAAGTTGGAGATACAGAACAGTTGGATGAATTAAATTACGAAATAGAATAAACTAAAAATAACGGACATGGATATAAGCGACAAGGAAATAAGGAAGATGGCTATCACATTTGTAGCCAACTGTGAGGATTCGGAAGGTAAGGAGTACCCCGAATACGTAAAGAAGAATATGATTAAGTCCTACATGGCAGGATATAGACATATTTGATACAGCACTCGGCTAACCGAGTAACTTAATATTTACTACTATGGGTTGCAAGACTAAAGGTGGCGGCACAAAGAAGAAATAACTTCAAGCGTGCAAAGGGTGTCCGTAATCAGTTTACGGATGCCCGTTTAAAGGACAAACTAAAATAAAATATATATGGGCAAACAGAAAGACAGAATGGAGGTGCTAAGGTTAGGCAGCTTTATAGCGGATGGAATCTTAGACAAAGACGGTCATACGACATTCATAGAGATACGCACTGCAAGCGGAAACTGGAAGATGCGGTTCGATGAGAGCACATGGATGTTCGGAATTATGAAAACCGTATTTGGCATGAACCCCGACAAAAAGGATACTAAGCAGTGGATGAACTATCTGCACGCTGTAACGAATATCCTGTACCAGTTCGGGACTTGCGGAATACCTATCGAGATACTTCCGAAGTTGGATAAGCTGATTATGGACTACATAGACGAGATTTCCAAAAATGCGAAACAGCCTACGGATAGTGAAGAAAAGGAAACTCTTGACGATATGAAACGTGAGTATGATATGAGGGATGAACTTAAAAATATAGATAAGAATGGAAACTAAATTCAAGAAAGGCGATGCTGTTACATTTGAATGTGCAGGTCGCAAAACATCGGGTATGGTAGAATGTACGATGCGTGAAGGCACTTACAGGGTGAACTCGCATGGTATGTATGTGGAGGTTTCGGAAGATGCGCTTACCCTGAAAGGAGGGGCGAATAAGTCCGAAGAAAAGGTAGCTGAAAAGCCGACCGAGAAACGGAAGTACAGGACAAGAGGGAAGATAGGATAGGTATAGTACGTTTTTAAGGTAAAGGAAAATGCCCGTTGTTCTCACGAATGGCGGGCATTGCTGTGTTTAAGAAAAATTCGCAAATTAAAAATTAATAACCTACATATATTGTTTAACAAAAAAATTATGCAAATACTGGTATGGCTATACATACGCAACGTGGATGGTATGGAGGCAGATTTCCGTCTGTATGAAATCCTACATTACTGTCACAAATAGAGCACGGATAACTGCTGCCACGTCTTACCTCATATCCTATTGCGCCCTTGGTGTTCCAATCATCGTACCAATCATACATCCATGCATCCCCTATCGTGTATCTGCCAAGCGTGTTTATGGAATTGAAAGCGGAATTGCTTATACCCACACCTAGATGAAGTCCTTTACTTACCAATACTTCCGCTTTGCCTTGATTTAGTTTGGCAGCATCCTTGAATATCGGATTGAGGTATGGTGTGCGCACATATTGTTTCATGCTTGCTTTCATTTTCGCTTTTGAAGCACCAATCAGCAATCCTGCCGCAACCAAACCTTCAATCTCTTTTTTGTATGTGTCCGTATGGCTATCCAACCTTCCGTAAAAACTATCTCCCGATATATCACGACCGATACGTGCAAGTATCTTGTCCTTATTATTTGTATGCGTAGCTACAGCGAGCGTTTCTGTTATGGATATGATAAGTTGTTTCATTTCTGAAATCAAATCGTCTACAGCCTTTTTAATCGTGCTATTGTAGTCGAATGTGAACATATTTGGCGGTACGTTTGCGGCATAAGCAATATCCGTAAGTTTGTAGGCATAGTCCTCTATAATCGTTTCTAGGTTGTTCTGAAACGAAATCTCGGCACTTAACCTTTGCCTTAGATATTCCTTTGCCTGCTCAACTGCCGTCATTTGTCAAATAGATTTTGTTGTTTCTGTTTTATTGCATCTCCTATACGCTTTTCAGCTATCTCAAAGTAGTTATCATCTATCTCCATACCAATAAACTTTCTATGTGTATTAATACAACCTAATGCAGTAGTTCCTATTCCGCTAAAAGGGTCTAATACTAAGTCTTCATTCATTGATGATTGCTTTATTAATAACTCCATAAGAGAAACAGGCTTAGATGTATCATGTAAATTATTCCCGTAGGTATCTTTTGGTTTTTTATTTTGTATTGAAATAATGTCCGATATTCCACAATCGTTCACTTGCTTAAAATCCCCTTTTCTGAACATAAGGATATACTCGAATTGGCTCATATATGCCCTGCCCATTATCTTTGAACATTTATCCCATATAAGACTCTTGATAAAGTGGAAACCGCACTGTGTAGCTATATTAAGATATTCAATGAGATTTATATGATTGCACATGATGTAGGCATGAGAACCATTTTTTAGTACTCTATATAATTCGGGCATCCAGTCCTTTACATTGCAGTCGTTGTGATTAAACACACGACCACTCATTCCTATTTTTTTTGCAAGCATACCGCCCGTACTTCCATTACTCCCCCTTGATGTCATTCTGTATGGTGGGTCAGTTACTATCAGATTTATAGAACCATCGGGAATATTATTCATCAGTTCCAAGCAATCTCCATGTAAAAGTTGTATGTCCTTACTTTCCATTGCTGTTAGGTGTTTTATTTCCATTGTTCTGCTGCTGCTTGATTGCGGTATCGGCATTTGAATTGGCTGTCTTTACTGCTTGTTGCTGCTGTTTGACAAGAGTTGTAAGCATATCGCTCTGCTGCGCTTCCTTCTGCTCTGCAATGATACGTTTCCATTCATCGTAAGCACCGTCTCCAGTCTGTTCGGATGCGGTTTGTTTAGACTTGATACCTGCGCCAACCTCTTGAACAAGATTGTTAATTCGTTCTTGGTCATTTTGAGGTATGTACGGAATAACCCACGAAAGAATGTCAAGATTTGCCATCTGCGTAAGGCACTCTTCCTCTATCGAAATACCATACTTGAAAAGTCTGTTGAGACGTGTAATACTATCCTGCAAAAGACTTGCGTCATACATGGCTTTCTGCAAACATGGGAAGAAAATCAACTTGACTGTCCCCGTAGGTGTGTCACCGCTCTTCATTTCGGGAGGTTCTACGCAATTAGAACCACGGAATATGTTTTTGAGCATAGTTTCCATTTCAAGTTTGAAACTTTCAGGGCTTTCAGGGGCTTTCAGATAGTCCACATTGGCATCCGAACCCATGATGAAACCTTTTACAGCACCGTCTATCGAGTCGCCCTGTACTGCAATATCATCGCCCTTCATAACCAATATAGGAAATGCGAAGGCTAGATTGTTTTGACAAAGATGCGAGAACCCAAGTTCGTACATATCTATGTTGTCCTGTACGGGAGACCAACAGGCTCCCATTCTTGAACGGTAGTATATTACAGGAAGTTCGTTAAACCCATGAGGTACGGAACTGATGAGGGAATATCCATCCAGTCCCAATGTCCCTTTGAACTTGCTGATAAGACCGCCCAAACCTCTTTCATCCTGTTTCAGCAGATAGATATTCTGACTGTCATACACCTGTGCGTATTTGGTCACTATCTCACCGTTCTCATCCACATCAGAGAATGTGCGGACATAGTACATTGGTTCGTCTGTAAGCGGATTTACTTGGTAGTAAAGGCAATCCCCATCCAAATATGAATAGTTGCGCAAATGAACTTTACCGTTGCTCATATACAGGGCGATTGCACCGTCTCCAGTGGATTTTATGCTATCACAAAACTTGAAGAAGGCGGTGTCTACGTGCTTATTGTACCAACCCTTCTTGAATATGTCGAAGAACTTGTTGGAATCTTCGCTGTCCTTGCTATTTGAATTTAGTTCGTGATGCAGGTCGTTTCCGCAAAGATGGATAAGCTGCTGTATCTTAATCATCTGTTGCAAAGCGAAAGATACACGTATCATCTTCTGAATGGTATGCACCGTTTTCTTTTCGGTCGTAGTGCCATCGGATGAAGCCACGTCTATCTCCACCTCCTTGATTTTGTCGGGGTAGAACTCACGGTTGTATATCAAGTGACCGTTAGGGTCAAGTTCACGCAGGAAATCGGCTTGTGTCACGATGTTGTAGAGAGGCTTTTCGTCATTGTAAGACAAAGAATCCAAATCACTTCCCGAAATAAGGTCGGGAGAAAAGTTGCATTGCGGAGAAATTTTAGTGAAAGGTCTTTTCCGCAACAAGTCCTTCACTTTAAATTCTATAGCCATCCTAATCCAGTTATGTGTTTGCGTTTGTGTTTAATATCGAAAATGAAGCGCATGAGCATCGCCTCGATAAAGTCGGGAGAGTGACCGACAAGCTGTTTCATCATCACTTTCTTGATGATGCAGAAGCCTTTGTCGGTATTGTTTATGTCCTGTTTGATAGCCTTGCGCTCCTTCATGAGTATATCACGCAAAGGCACGTTCTTATATCCGTTACCGCTGAATTTAAGCGAAAGAAGGTTCGGGTTGATTGAAATTTCACCGTCATTCAGCGCATGGTAGAACATATATGCGCACTGTGATTTTATATTGTCGTACTGACCCTTGTATTTCTCATCCACGCTCTCACGGTTGTTGAACGGTACGGCATGGGGGAAGAAGCCTTTGAACGACTGACCGATACCCGAAAGGTCGTAGGTCATATCCTCTTCCAGTACGCTCCATTCCTCTAGTTTATTCTTGACTATCTGTAAGACAATCTTCGAGTTCTTGGAACAGGTGAAAATATCCTGAATATGATTGCCAACCCAAAGCCAAAGGACAAGATTATCACCTCCATCAAAAGCCACATCGCATGAGCATCTTCGGTGGTGGTCTCCAACGTGCATATCATTGTTGAAGAACTTTTCCATGTTGGCATAGTTGATTAGATCGTCACCTACCGTCTTGTACTTCCAGTTTCCACGCAGGTCACGTTCTATATCTTCCAAAGACTGATTGGCAAGTGACGAAAGGTATGTAGGGTCAGAACGCAAAAGCTGAATATTTTCTTCCAACCTGCCTTCTATGAATGTGGCTGATTTGATGAACATTTCCTCACGTGTCATGCCTAGGTTGAGCCGCTCGTAAGGTCTGTACAATTCGTCTATCAGTTTTTTGTTCTGCTCATATACCTCTTCACGTGTACTGCCCCATGAAATAGATGAAGGGTCTTTCGCATCCTCACCGCCCATAAAGCAATATCTAGGTACACCGTTTCTTTCGGATATTGGATAACCGTCTTCGCCTATCCACCAGTCTATGAATTTTGCCACCCAACAGTCGGGGTCAGGGTTGCAAGTGCCGAAAAGTCTATTTGGAATGAAGTGCGAATTACGGCAGTCGGTCATAATATACTTGAACTTCTCATACTCCATCTGTGTGATTTCGTCTATTCCGACATACGGTATTTCACGACCTTGGAAACGGTCTTTGAAATTCGAGAATGTGCCTGCATAATATGTAAGGCTGACGCTTGCTCCCTTGTTGAAGTTCCAAGTCATATCATTCTTGGACTTGTTATAAGAACCAAACTGCTGATACAAATCTTCCGATGTGCTTTCAAGCTGCTCCAAGTCACCAATCTCTTTACGAAAAATCGTAGCGTTAAAAAACTTGTTGTTACAATCCTTCATAGCATCGGCAAGTAATGCCCAAGATTTTCCGCCTCCCCTCTTCCCGCCATAGATTACAATATCCGTATTGCACGCAAGAAACATCTCCTGACACCCTTTCTGCGGTATCACGATATTGGGATTGGGGACTTTCTTATCATCCTCACGGAGACGGTCTATATAGCCATACGAATATACTTTATCCCCCTCCTTTGTTTGCACAATATTATCTATTTCTGTGTCAGAAACCATTCTAAAATGTATATTTATGCGCAAATATAATATTTATTTTGCAAAAATATTCAATTTTTCTTTGTTTTTTGAATAAATAATGTATATATTTGCAAAATAATAGCGGAAAAACCGCATAACACATAAACACAAAAACTAAACTAGACAATGGAAACAGAAAAAATCATTTCCACAATTAAGGAGCAGATTGGAACAACCAGTTTGTCAGACAGAACGATTACGGACTACGTTAATAACAACTTGCTTGCAGATGGTACGGAACCTGACGCTGCTTATTTCACTAAGCACGTGAACATTCTGAAATCCATCACAGGCAATTTCGACCATGACGTAGCAACCAAGGTGGATGAGTTCAAAAAGAACTACAAACCCGCAGAAACTAATCCCATCACAAAGCCAGTCGAGACTAAACCGACAAACGATTTAGAGGCACGTCTGAAAGCGATAGAGGATGCTAATGAAGCGAAGTACAAGGCACTGGAAGAGAAACTTACAGCCAAGGAAAAAGCGGCAGAGCAGAAATCCTATCTAACGCAGGTGGAAAGCAAATTCAAAGCCGAATTGGAAGAGAAAGGTCTGATTTACGACCCAATCTACTTTGAACACATTGTAAGGGAGAACGGAGAGTTCGATACGCAGAAATCCTTGGATGAAGCAATCAAGAACGTTTCCGAAAAATACGACAAGATGTTCAAGGACAGGAACAGGCAAATCACCGCAAACGGTTTCGTACCGCAATTCCAACCATCGGTGCAACCCAAAGAAGGTTCAAAATCGGCAGCAGAACTATATAAAGAGCGTATGCAGGCAGAGGGCAAACTTCCGAAGGCTGAATAGGAAACACAACAACACAACACAAACACAAAAACTTAGAAAATGGACAGATTCGGAATGACAAACAATGTCATGGCTACCTACTCGAAAGAGGTTGGCGGTGACTATCCAGTCTGGATTAAGAAGGGTGATAATTTGCAGGGCGGTGGTCTTGTAAATGTAGCCGACATTCCTACAGACACTGGAGTGTTGCAAGAAGGTACAATGGTTATCTTCAACGGTATCGGCAAAGCTGTAACCGTAGTGAAGAGTTCAGACACTACCAATCTTGCAAAAGTAAACGGACTACTCGCAGAAAGAGTTCGTATTCCTCTCGACAAAACGGTGATTGACGTAACGTGCGCAGTAACACGTGAAGGCAAAATCTATGCTGACAGAGCAGACATCCCTGCAAGTGTGGATGCTCTTCTTCCGAAAATTGAATTTGTGCGTGAAGCATAAGGAGGCAGATTATGATTAGAACAGCGGAATTTGACAATATCGTAGACCGTGGACTGGAAGCCCTTGGTTTCAGAAATGACGGTAACGGGACATCCCTTACCAACTATTTCAATTTCATGTTTGCCGAGAAATACAACGCACAGGCAACATTCGCACAGGAGGGATTTCCTGTAAACCCTAACATTCCATTGAGTGCAACTTGGGAGCAGATTAACGCAACCATCAGACCGTACACTATGGCAGCACGTGTAGACGTGGATAGTGACGGTCCTACAAAGCACACAGACGGATTCAGTCTGAAAATGGGTTCTCTCCCAACTTTCAAGCATGAAGTTCCGTTTGACAAAAAGACGGTTCGTGAGAAACTGCTTCTTGCACAGGAGATGGGTTACATCAGTCAGAGCATTACCAACGTGATTATGGACTTGATGTTCATGTCAAGTGACAGCCTTATCGGTGGCAACTACAACACTCTGCTCTACATGAGAGACCAAATCGTTTCCAACAAGGGCAAGTACGTGCTCGATGCAACCAACAACCCACTGGGTATTCCATTGGAAGTTGACTTCGGTATTCCTACTACACATATCAAGACATCTACTTGGTACACAGAGGACACAGACGGAAATGTTACGCAGGATGCAGGTGTAACAAGCGGAACTACCAATCCTATCACTGTTTTGCGCAAGGTAAAACACGATGCAGAGGACAACGACTTCTGCCCGACAGGACACTGGGAGATTTCCAAAGGTACGAAGGATGCTCTCGTAAGTATGAAGTATTGGAGGGATATGTACACGGCAGCAGCTCATACCGACACTACCAACTTGGCATTGCTTTCGGCACAGGCAGTAGACGATGATATTCTTACCTATATCGGTCGTGTTATCGGTGCTCCTATCGTGGTGAAAGACCATAAGGCACAGGTCGAGAAATGGAACGCTACCACTAAGAAGGTGGAAGTTACCACATTGAAGTCATTCGTTGACGGTGTGATGGTGTATGTCCCTGACGGTGCAATCGGTGACGTTCAATTCTCTAAGCCTTTGGCACTTGATATGCCATGCGCTAAGATTGGATGGTATGACGGTGGCAGAACCCTGTTGCGTCAGACATTCAATTCGGATGCCATGAGTATGCTTGTCAAGTCCGAATTTACTGGTATGGTTGTGCCTAACAAGACACAATGGATGTATTACGTAACAATTAAAGGCTAGTAAGTAATGGCGGTTCTCACCATAGAAGAATATTTGCGTGGCAAAGTCGGGTACGAGATACCCGATAATGCCATTGCAAGCATCCTTACGGACAGAGGAATACCCGAATCTTCGGATGTTACATCGTTGTCGGATGATGCAAGCGAAAATACCAAGTTGCGTGAGCTATGCACGGCAGACCTATATTTGTATTGTGCAAGTACCCCAAGTACAATATCATCCCACAGAGAACAGGATGGTGGTTGGACTCTTGAATCGGGCGGTACACAGCACTCTGCATACGATGCAAGGCAGCTAAGGGCGTTGGCGCAGGCGATATACGACAAATACGGTGAGACGGTTAAGACGAACAGCACGATAAGAATCGTAAATCTCTAAAAGTGAGACATGAGCAATTCTAGATTCCCACATACTTGCACGATAAGCAGAACGGATGAATCATCACAGTTCGATGATGGCACATCCACCTTATTATATAGTGGAAGCTGCCGAAAGGAACTTAACAAATGGGATGATGCGCACTATGTAAATTCTGCAAACACAGCAATATGGATATTGTCTGTGCCCATAAGAGTGAAAGTGAAATTCGGTGACACGGTATCTGTGGATGACGGGATATGCGAAATAAAAGGAAACGTGAGCGACTGGCAAGTAACCAATATCACTCACACGAACTCTGACGGAGTGTTCACGAAAGACGCAAGCGGAAACGTGACAAGTCTTGACGGAACTACTACAAAAGGTATGCACATATATATCTCTGTAACCAAGAACTAAAATGGCAGACAACAGCAAGGCACTTGAAAATGGTTTCAATAAAGCGAAACAGATTATCCGTGAGCAAGTTGAAAAGGGACTTATGGTGCAAGCAAATAAATTAGTTGAGAAAGCCTACAAGTTATACCATTCTCCAAAGATGGCATTTACTGGGCAGACTTGGACTGGAACTGCTGTTGGTGTTTATAGTAATGGGGCACTGATATACGTGATAACTACAAAACAGTTTGCTGATATGCCCGCACCTGTAAGAAAGAAACTCACATCAGGAGAATATGCCTTTCTTAAACCCGATTACATGGGCAGACATAGAGGATATAAGGGTGTAATAGAAACTGACAAGGAAAACAGTGAGCAAGACGCAATAGGATTTTTGCAAGGGCATAGAGTGAACGGAAAATACGGTATAACCGTAGTAAGCGGCAGCGAATATGCCAGTTATATTGAGGATGTCCTAAAGGGAGATGTTATCACTGGAACTTATCACTATGCGCATGGTCTGAGAGCGGTTGATTTGGTTAAAGCATCGTAGGCGTATGGAAATGTACAACAGGAACGAAATCTGCAAATCGCTATATACGGTTTTCAAAAACATAGGTGAAAAAACCTTTATTGACGACAGACCTAGTAGCACGACAACACAGATGAACTCATTTGTGGTAATCAAGGTGGGCGAAGTAGACCCTATGCACGCTTACGGAGACACATACGTCACGCTAAAGGTATTTCAAAGGGACAATGACGGGACATCCAAGGTCACACCTTTATCGGACATGGAACAGAAGGTGTATTCCCTATTGCCAATAGACAACGACCTTTACAAGGCACTCAAGCCAAAGACGCTTGAAGCGAAGTCAGACGGAAGCGGTTTCCACTATCTCACGATATATTTTGATTTGATTTTAAAGTAACAACAACACAAAACACATAAAATTATGGCAGCAGCAACTATTACAAAGAGTCTTAGCGACTTGAAGAAAGTGTTTGCACAGATGCACAACATCTACTACACCAAGACACCAAATTTGACTTTGGCTACTTTGGCAAGTTTCGACTTTGAGTTACCAGTCGTTGAAGGCGGTGTAACTTTCAAGAGCGGTGAAGCGCAGTTGACAAAAACAAAACTGACCACTGGAGAAATTTGGGATGTGACTAGCAAGGCAGGCGATGATGATATTGCCTATCAGATTGCATCATTCGCACCAGAGTTGATTTCCACATTCACAAACGGTGACACTACCGCCACGGCAATGACGGCAGACGTGAACGGTGTGACATACGAAGGTTACGGCATCAATACCGCACCTAAGAAGGTAAGTGGTGGTCTGTTTATGACCAGTCAGGACTTGACAGCGGCAATCTTCATCCCTAACGCAGAGATTTTCTCCAACCTCGTAAACGAGAACGACAAGCCTGCTTATATCAACAGCAAGGTTTCCGCTCTCACAGACACAACAGGAAAGAACATCTATGTATTGTTCAAGAAGACCGTATAGTAAGGTTTTTCTTCTTTCATTAATTACATATCAAGGGCGGCAGGCTAACAAAGACAGCCCGCTGCCCTTTCTTATTTAAACACAAAAGCAGAATATATGCAAAAGACTATGGAACAGCCAAATGCTGACGCACAAAGAGAACTGCAATCCGTTGAATTGAACTTGCCCGACTATGTAAAAGTGAGAGGCAGGAAATTCAAAATAAAATGGATGCTGAATTTTACAAGGAGTAGAATAACAAAGGTAATACTCACAGAAGGGAACGATGATAAGCAGAGCTGTATGTGTGCCGCACTTATGGTATTGAACAGTTTTTGGGCTATCAAACTTTGGTATTGGCTCAAATGGAGATGGTTCTACTACGTGAAGCAGTACAACGAGAACGAGCTTACCGAGTTGCTTAACCTTGGTAAAAAAAAAGTACCGCTAGACGAATACTACACGAATACCATATTGTTGACCGCTCTAAAGGATACATCCATGATGATGAAAAAGACGGAAGTTGCTACTACCCTTCAAGGACTGAATACGGAGCAGCCTACGAAATCTCAAAAGACCACAGCTGGATGATGCGACCTAGATATTTCTTCTTCGGGATGTACAGAGTTCCGATGTGGGAATATATGTGCGGAATGACAGCAGCGCAGATTGAGTTGATGAGCGTAGACAAGCCGTTGACGCTATACGGAAAGAAGAACAATACGCCCGATGCGGAAGATATACTTGAGGCAAAGGAGCGTTGGGAGAAGAAATACGGGGATAAGGCAGACAAGAGCGTGAGTGCCAAATCCTTATTGTCAAACTTTAACATTTAATAAAATGGCATTAGATACATTATTCTTCGATTTGAAGATAAACGACATGACCGATGAGCAGATAAAAGCCATCAAGTCACGTTTGGAAAAACAGCTCGGTGCTAACCTAGACATAGGCAAGCAGATACAGCAGTCTGTGGAAAG